GATAGGCTCCGGTCTCGTGGGCTCGGAGAATGTGTATAAGAGACAGATGTAGCACTCATGCGAGCAGTATTTGCGGGTTGAATTCCCATAAGCCGTAAAGTCCTTACCGCAGCAGGCACACTTGAACTCATACACAGCCTTTTTTGACAGACGGTCCGGGTGGCTATGCCACCAGTTCAAACAGCACTCTCGGCTGCAAAACCGCTTTTTCTTTTTTCCCTGGGTCTGAGATAGATGCTTGCCGCAAAACTCACAGCAATCAGTTTCAGAAGATGCTGTCTGCTCCGATACCACGATGCTGTTGCGGCGGCAGTAGCTTTTTACCGTGTCCCTGGACAGACCAAGTTGGCTTGCAATATCTGTATAACTTACACCCCGACCTCGGAGTGCAGCTATTTGTTTTTTCTCATCATGGGTCATTTTCAAACACCTCCTACTTCTTAGCCGTGGCAAGAAGAAAAACTTGAGGATTTTTGAAAATATATTCTTCCCGATGCCTCTCTATGCGTGTCCATCGGAAACAGGAACATCTGTAACAACTGTACCTATATATCAAAAAGCACTATAAATAATAGGAGTAAGCCATATCCGCGCGTAAGAATATATAGGGCGGCTTGTTCCCCTTGTTCCACTTGTTGCAAAAAAATAATGCCCTCCAAGGAAAAATCCTCAGAGGGCATCAGTCAGTTAAATCTTCTTGGTATGGTCGAGGGCAATCCATCCGATGCCGGATTTCAGCTTGCCCCAACCCTTATCCGAGCCGGAGCCGGACTTTTCCTCCACGATGGTAAAGCATCCCTTTCCGGTGAACTTTCCGGTCGTGCCGTAGTTAAGCCCTGGGCCTTTGCGGATGTTGAGGTTTTCAATGGATATGCTCACCACATACGGCTTGAAAGCTACGGGTTGTTCAGCCTTGGCCCCGTCCGGGTAGACGGCCTTGCCGCCTTCATCGAATACGAAGTAGCCGGGGTTCTTGTCTGCGGCGGCCTTGGCATTCTTCAGCACCTTGTAGGCGCCGACCTGGCTCTTGGCATCTGCCCAGGTCTTGCGGACACGGTACATCTGCACCTTTTCGGTTGCAGGCTCATCAGTCGCAGGAGCATCCGGCTCAGAGCCGAGAGCAGCCGTTACCTTCGCCGCCAGATCACCCAGACGGCAATACAGCCAATCGCCCGGACAGGACTTGTTGGCAAACCAGCGGTGAACGGTCAGCACCATCTCATCTGCCCTGGGATTGTAATTCAGGGTCTTGTCCTTATCCGCAAACCAGAGCAGTTTGGTCTTGCCGTTTCTCTTACAGATGTCGGTACACAGCTTGATGAGAGATGCATAAACCGCATCTGTCATGGCATAGGGAGCCGTCTTGTCACTGGCGCATTCGATGGTGATGGCTCTCTGGTCATTGGCATTACTTGATGTACACCAGGAACGGTTCTTTTCCTCAACACAAAGAGAAATGCGACCGTCCTAGCCAATGCCGTAATTGCAGCTTGCATCCCTGCCTGCCGGAAAGCAGGCACAGATGGTTTCTGCGAAAAGCTGACCCACCACGCAGTGTGGCGTGATGCGGTCAATGGCGTGGGTTCTCTGCCCGGAGTGGTTTGGGCTGAGTCCGGTATAGGATACCAGCGGACTGTTTGTGTAAGCCATGTTTATTCGCCTCCCTTCGGCGCCTTGTCTCCACGATCATGCAGCTGTGCCAGGATATCCTTCATCTTCTCCGGGATAGGCAGTCCCAGGTGGGATGCATTTTCCAGAAGGCTCACACCTTCATTGGAGATGTAGAAGAAAATCACAGCCGTGCGGAGTACGCTGCCATCGCCAATGACATGGGTGTCCAGGATATGCCCGATACCGACCAGTGCAAAAATCAGCGCCTTGCGGCAGATACCTTTAAAGCCCACGGCACTGGACAGGTTTTTGTCTACAATGGCGCACATGACGCCTGTGATGTAATCAATCACCACAAAGGCCAGAAGCGCAAAAAGCAGACCGTCACAGCCACCAAGGAAATAGCCAAGCCAGCCTCCGATGGCGGTGAAGATGAGTTGAATGACGTTCCAGAATTCTTTCATAATGAGTTCCTCACTTTCTTTATAAATGTGTATGAAAAAAGCGACTACCCCGTAAGTGGAGCAATCGCTTATTTCTGATTTTACTGTTCCTGAATGATGTAGGTAACCTTCATGGTTTTATCCACAGTCTTGGTTACCGGCTCACTCAGATTGTTGATGGTTGCCAGGTAATTTGTCAGCATTATAAACCCGGCTGTTGTGTAATTACCGCAGCTGAGATAATACATCATCGGCTCATTCAGCAGCGGTGTATAAGTGCAATTACGGCTGCTGTTGTAAATGTATCCGTTTTCAGGATTGAGCAATTCATTGGTGGCTTCGTTTGCAATGTGAAGCTGATAGCTATTGCTGTAATTATCATAGTAAACTCGTCCATTCATTGCAAAACGAGGATAGCCGTTTACAGGAACTGTGCTGTTTCGCTTCAGCTGAACTACATTAGCAGGGTTATCAATTTCAATTTTGAATATCTCATACGGACTGTTATAGGATTTCAAATAGATAAATCCGTTATGACAATGGGCAAAATACATTCCACTCGTACCAATACGCACATTGGTGGTGTTTGTAACGGTATACTCCGTTACCGCCCAATTGCTGAAGGCAATCTTCGTGACATTGAAGGTTGCTCCGGCATCACGATAACTGTTGGCAGAGGAGCAGATGTATAAGCAGTTGTCAGCATGGTCGAAGTTGTAGGTAAGATTGGAAGTATTCAAATTCACTTCATCAATCTGAATCGCATCTACATATTCCTTTTTATTGTACGGACTGGTAAGCACCGATACACTTTTGAGATAGGCTCTTCGTTTTACAATAGTGATGGCATTGGCGCTGTCGATACGGAAGTAATATGCCATATCTGTGGCACGGTCGATGAGGAATAAAAGCTCCGTCTTTCCCGGTGTATAACCACTGTATTTATCGCCCGTTATTGCTCCGGTGTAGTCTGTATACACATACTGTAAGGAACCGTCATCAAAACGAATGCCAAGCGGATAGGATGATGCTATCACCGCATCTGCACCACCGTAAGAGGTGTATCCACCGTTTGCATGGGTAAGACAGACGCTTGCAATCGTACCATTAGCCTGGGAAGTAGTAAAATCATACACGAATTTCATATAGCGGTCGGTAAGATTCATTTCGCTTTCCGTCTGGTTATAGCCGCCTCTCTGTGTGCCTTTGGTATTATTCTGAGTTCCGTACACGCCACAGCCGATAAGGTTTGCTTCTGCCGGAGGGAAGAGATTATTGGGATTCTCCTCAATTTCACGGTCAAAAAGCAGAATGCCGCCCAACAGCTTCTGATAATATGGAGCAAATTCTCTCAGCATCGTGCTTGGGTCTTTTGCAAGACCGAGGGGTCTGAAGATTTCGGTCAGTGCATTGGTGACCATGTTATGCTCCAGAACCTTTTCGGTTTTGCCTGTATTCACATCGGTCATTTCAATTGTCATTGTGCCTTTCAGCATATTCTGTCCCTCCTTAGTTTTCGTAGGTGATTTTAAAGCGTGACAAGGTGGCATTGTCATGCAGAATAAAGTGCAGATACAGCCGTCTGCTTTCCGGCAGGCTTTCCCAAAGGACAACAGGGTCTGTATTTAAAAATTCAAGCAGCGGCATTTCCTCACAGTAGTTTTGCCCATCGTCCAAGGAATAACTGACTCCCACATTCCCGGAATATTCTGCTGTAATCAGCTTGATACCAAGAATGGTGATGTGACTCATATCCGCAACCGTATCCAGTATCTGTGGGTACGGATATGCCTTGAGGACGGTCTTTATTGGTGTGGTCTCTGTTCCTGACTGCCAGAAGTAAACCTGCGGATTGGCAAGGGGCGTCAGAAGTTCTGCCGATGGTTTTTCTTCAAATCCATACATCATAAAGGCAAGAGCATTCAGCACCGTTACCTCCAACGGCACAAGCACTCCTTCAGACACGGCATAGAAAGTATCCTCCAGTCGGAGCAGATACAACTGCGTTCCACCGCCTGCCTGGCTGTACATTTCATAGCGGATATCCCACTGATAGCCGTTCTCGTCCAAATGATAAAAGCTGACCATTGCACCGTCCGGCGAGCCTACATTGAGGTTCAGGCCTGTGGTGGTGCCATTGCACACCAGACTGCTTTCTCCATTGTTTCCGCTGGTAGGTGTCTGAATCACATTGAGGAACATATCGTTGTTGGAAATCAGAAAGAGTTCAAAAATCAAGCGGTTGCTTTCCACACGGTTTTTATAAACGGTATAACCCTCAAATCGGATTTTGAGGATTTGCAGGCCACTGTCGCATTCAATCAGCTGCCTGAGAATTGCTGTGGAACAGCCGTCCCTGCGGCAGACTTTCAGCTGTTCACTGTTTGTGCCAAATCCAAACCAATGGTTACTGGAAATGAAGATTGTACTTGCTGCGCCCCCGTTGAACATGAAGCCTTCCAGTCCCGTTGTACTGTAAGTACTATCATCGTTGTAGCCATTGGAAATATAGTCCATGCCCTCTGTGGTATTCAGATATGGTTCAAGCACAGCTTTTAAAGTACCTGTCTCAGCCGTCACGGAAATAACAGCAGTCCCGCTCTCTTCCGGCAGCACAAACACCAGACTGTTAAATGCAATCGATGCCTGCGGAATAAACGGGAGTGTTCCTTGGTACAGAGGTTTCTCCGCAGTCTCGGATTCCAAAATGGTAATCTCTCCGGTATAATCAACGGAGTCAAATTGATATACTCTCAGCACTCTTGCCGGAATAAACGGAAAAGAACCGGACGTAAGCGAAACCTCCTCAACCGATTCCTTTTGCCAGATATATTTGCTTTCATCTACTAACAAAGTTCCACCTCCATATTCTCTACTCGTTCAAACGGTGTGGTATCCACCGTCAGATGCTGCAGTTTGCCGCTGTTGATTTCTTCCTCAGCCGATACCACTGCATAATCGCTAATCAGCGTGAATGCGTCATTTTCATTGATACCAACCACCACAACATCATAATGCGGCGGATGCGTGGCATCCATTGTGAAGGTCTTAATAACCTCAGTTGCTGTGATGCGCTCATTTAACAGGTCGTAGCCAAAGGCGATCTCCGTTATGGAAATACGAGGTACTGCCTGTGTAAGACAGTGGCGGCTTTGACCAGGATAAGTAATAGCCACACTGTCACAGAATCCGTCATGTACAAGTCCTTCCTGAGAAATCGCAACACAGCTGATATCTTCCGTAATCGCAATACGGCCATTTCAGTCACCAATACCTGCCACAAGACCCTGACCACTGATGGTTGCACGGATTTGTGCTTCACCGATACTGACGGTGCCGCCTTCCATTGAAAGATACACATCAAAGGTGTTCTCGCTGTTTTCAATAATGGCTGACATCGGATAAAAAAGAGTAAGTATCTGCCTTCCGTGAAGATAGGTCTGTGTCGGAATAAATGTTGCTGCTGTTTCTCCGTTGACTTTGTAGGTAACGGTCAGAACGGGGTGTCCTTTGTCCGTAAATGCAAAGGTCAGCGGCTTTTTAACAGTTGTATTCGTTTCAGTGCCACCCTCCGGTGCTGTTTCTTCCTCATAGGTGGTCGTTCCTTCGATGGTTCTTTCCACCTCATCAGCCGTCACATCCAGTAGGAATTCTCCGAGGAACATGGCTGACGTACTTTCTTTTGCCGTAAAAGTAATGGACAGCACTTCCGTGGCAGAATTGCCGATGGTAAAGGGCGATACATTCATAAAGCTGTATACCACCGTTTTATTGTTTTCCACCTGGTTCAGAAGTCCTGTGATGTTCTTATCGTTTTTACTCTTGGCGGCGGACAGCTTCGGATTCTTGCCTACGCACTTCAGACTGTGCTTGCCGTTGATGTTGTAGGTAATGCTGGTGATGCAGGACACTTTATCTGCATCCGCATGACCGCCTGTGAACTGAACAATGTCCATAGGGTCAAGAGCCGGATTTCCAATGGTGCTGCTGTCAAAAGGTACATATTCGACTTTTGACAGTGCATAAAGGATATTCATGAGAATACGTTCACGGGTTGCCGCCAAACCAAACTGCAGCAAAGGATTGATGCCCAGATTCATAGTCAGTGCATCATCCGGGTCGAGTGCGTAATATTCGGATATTTCCTTCAGCTGATTTGTGGAGGAGATGGCCGTGTAGCGTGTCACAAAATCCGAATACGAACTGGAGAAACGCTCCCTTTGTGGAATGGTGATCACAGCAGTATCCGAATACGGAACAAGCTGTAATTTTCCTTCACGATTGATCAGGCAGATACAGCCAAGCACCTGTGCCACATAGTAAAGAAGGTCACGCCAGGTCTCCATATCATTTTCCGCATAGATACCGAGTGTTTCCTTGGCATTGGGCAGTGCTTCAATTTCTTCTTTGGTCTGTGCCATTTCCACCTTGCAGGCCGTACACGCTGCAAGCAGAAAATTGTATGCCATACCGCTTGTAGCATTCAGCTGCAGGTTTTTGTCAAAACGGAGCATATAATCATAGGCTTTCAGTTCCAGTGTTTTGATATGGCGGTTCGCTTCGGATACTTCAAATACGCCCATTGGAATGGTCTCCTCAGTGCCGTCAGCGAGGATCAAATGAAAATATAGCCTGACTTCTGCATCGTCCAGGGTGTAGCGGTCGATGTCAGAGAAAAGGCTGATACCCATCTCAGCAGCATAGACCGTACCCAGTTCAATTTCTGTGGAACTGCAGCACTGGCGGGTAATGTACCCGGAACCTTTGACGATGTCCTTATTTTCAAATGGGTAACTGACACCATTTACCGTGGTAATCGTACCCGACCAGTGATACTTTCTCGAATTGCTTTCAATTGCCTGTAAAAAGGCATCAGATACCGGATACATGGTTCACCTCCCATCAAAATTCTTTCAGCGTAAAAGAAACCGTCCAAAGCCCCCGATAGGAGGTGTCCTTCTCCAGCTTCGACTTAAAGCCTGTGATATACATCTCCGTGTCACGGACTCCAAGGGTTTCGGTATCAAAATAACTAACCAGGATTTTATCCTTCTTAGCATAGGCGGATAACTTGGAAAGCCAAATAGCAGACACAGAGAAAGAAACAGAAATGGTAACCACTCCCGCTCTGATGACATCTCTCTGCGTTGTTCCGGCTTCTGTTTCTCCACCGCTGTCTGCCTCCACATCCGACAGGTCTAGGTCATAGGAAGTCGGAAGCGGCAGGTTTTCATTGTCAAATTTCAGATACTGAATAAACGCCATATTACCGACCTCCACTTCTTAGATTTGCCCTCTGCTGGGCATTGATAATGACCTCGTCTAACAGGTTGCCACCCAGATAAACCGGGATAACGATATCCCCGGCATTGCCGGACATATCCTTCATTGCCTGTGTAATTGCCGCCGCAAGCCCGGTACTGCTTTCTTGCCCTCTGGAATTGCGTCCGCTGTAAGAAAGACCGTCTGCATCCAGCGCACCGAGTTTTGGATTGATGACCATATCCGATGCCACCCCGGACACAGCCTTGGCAACAAGACCCCGGCTCTTTTCGATGCCTGCCGCAAGCCCTCGCATGAAGTCAGGCATCCAGCTTTCGTAATCTGTCAGAGGACCCTCGTCCGGCACAGAAAAGTGCAAAACAGAACGAATCTTATTTGCCACGCCTGTCACGGCATCGGATACTGCGCCGATAGCGGATTTGATTCCGTTCACAATGCCCATGATGAGGTCACGACCCCAGGTATAGGCAGAGGATGCCAGTCCTTTGATATAACCGACCGCTTTATCAAAGCCACCCTTGATGGTGTTGTAAATGTCGGAGATGGTATTTCCGACAGCGGTCTTCACACTGTTCCAGATGCTGGCCACAGTGGATTTGATGGCGTTCATTACCGAAGAAACTGTCGATTTGATGCTGTTCCATACGGAGGACACCACACCCTTAATGGCATTCAGGACTGTGGTCACCGCCGTTTGGATTGCGTTCCAGGCTGTCGTTACGACTGAGCGGATCGCCGCCAGAATCGTGGTCACCGCCGTTTGGATTGCTGTCCATGCCGTGGAAATCAGGTTCTTGATGGTCTCCAAAATAGGAGTAAGGAAGGACACGATGCCGTTCCAGATTTCCTGTATTTTCGAGGAGATGGCGTCCAGCGCCCTGCCAATCAGAATCTTCACGGCTTCAAATATCGTTTCAAACAGATACCGGAACGCCTCCAACAGAGGGGAAATCACCTCATAGATGGCATTCCAGATGCCCACGATGGTGTCTTTGATGGCTGTAAATGTGTTGGAGATAAAGGTTCCAATCGCCGTCACCGCTTTGGTAAAGACACCGCTGATGGCCTGCCAGATCGTGGAGAAGAATCCCGAAATGGCTCCCCATACCGTGGATGCTGTATTTTTGATACCTTCCCATGCGGCACTGAGGAAGGAGGCAATCGCCTCGACCGCCGTGGAAACTGCCGACTTGATGCCTTCCCACAGGTCAATCCAGAACTGCCGGAATCCCTCATTGGTGTTCCACAAATAAATAAACGCAGCTACCAGAGCTGCGATGGCTGCGATAATGAGAATGATGGGGTTTGCCAGCATGACTGCGTTCAGAGCGGCAAAGGCACCCTTGACCACATTGATGACTCCAGCGATTTTCGGAACGATGGTCATAATCGTACCCACTGCCGTGATAACCTTACCAATGACAATCAGTACGGGGCCCAGGGCGGCAAGGAACAGTCCTACACCAATGACTACCTTTCTCGTGCCTTCGTCCATGCCATTGAGCCAATCCACAAGGCCCTGGATGGCAGAGACCACGCTGCGGATGACTGGCATCAGCATTTCACCAAAGGAAATCGCCAGTTCCTCCAGCTGGGATTTCAGAATCGTCAGCTGGCCTTCCAGGTTGTCCTGCATGGTAGTTGCCATCTCTTCCGACTTGCCGTTGCAGTTATCGATGGCAGAACTCAGCTTGTCGATATCCCCCGGTGCGGCGTTCATCAGAGCCAGGAAGCCGGACATGGCATTCTTGCCTACAAGGGACTCGGCTGCGGCGGCCTGTTCCGATTCAGAAAGGCCATGGAAGGCTGTTCTGCAATCTGCCAGAATATCCGATAGGCTTCGCATACTGCCATCGGCATTGGTGGTAGCAATGGTCACCTCACCGATAGAAGCACCACAGATTTTCACTTCACCGGAAAGGTTGGTCATAATGGTACGAAGGGATGTACCAGCCTGGGTGGACTTGATACCTGCGTTTGCCATCAGGCCAATCGCCTCTGCGGTATCCTCCACGGAGAAACCAAGCGCACCTGCGATAGGGGCGGCGTACTTGAAGGTTTCGCCCATCATGGACACATTGGTATTGGCATTGGAGGATGCCGCCGCAAGCACATCTGCGAAGTGACCGGAGTCAGCTGCTGTCAAGCCAAAGGCAGTCAGTGCGTCCGTAACGATATCCGATGTGGTGGCAAGGCTCTCCCCGGATGCGGCGGCAAGGTTCATAATGCCCTCAATGCCGTCCAGCATATCATGGGTTTTCCAGCCTGCCATTGCCATGTAGTTCATGGCTTCAGCGGCTTCGGATGCGGAGAACTTGGTCTTGGAGCCCATCTCACGAGCCTTATCCCGGAGGGCTTCCAAGTCTGCTCCAGTGGCACCGGAAACGGCGGCAACCTGGCTCATAGCAGAGTCAAAGTCAGCCGCCGTCTTGACCGCCGCTGTTCCGAGGGCGATTACCCCAGCCGTCACAGGCAGGAGTGCTGTACCAGCCGAGGAGATTTTGCCACCCACATCCTTCAGCTTTTCGCCCGTAGCGGCAATCTTCTGGACAGCGGTTGCCGACTGATTTGCCTGTTCCTCCAGACTTTTCAGGGCATTTTCCGTTTCCACGATTTCACGCTGGAGGGCGTCATACTGCTCCTGTGAGATCTCTCCGTTGGCAAGTGCAGTGTTTGCCTGCTCGGCTGCGGTCTTTAGGGTCTCCAACTTTTCCTTGGTTTCCTTTACCGCATCTCCCAACAGACGATGCTTCTGGGCCAGAAGTTCTGTATTGCCGGGGTCCAGCTTCAGAAGTTTTTCTACATCCTTCAGCTGGGACTGGGTATTTTTGATTTCGCTGTTTACGCTCTTGAGAGCATTTGTCAGCTTGGTGGTATCGCCGCCGATTTCAACGGTGATACCCTTGATACGATTCGCCATGCGATACCTCCTTTAGAATTTGTCGAAGTCCTCCTGGGTCGCAAGAGTGGCGTACTTCGCATCGTCATTTCTGCTCTCTGCGTACATATCGTTGACCATGCCAATCGTGAGTAAATCCAAATCACGGATGGACAGACCAAGTTGCACACAGCGGAGCAGGAACAACGGCGTGGTCATTTCCCGGTCAGTCGGGCGAAGTTTTTTTTAGACTCGATATCCGTCTGAACATTCAGCCCCCAAAGCTGAATCAGCTGGGGCAGCACCTGGTAGATAGAAAAGGTGTTGAAATTGTCCAGCCACTCCTCCGGGGTATTGGGAATGGTGGGGTCGGCGTGTTTCGCCATGACATAGGCGATATTCTCAAACATCTCCAAAGAGAACATATCCAGCCCGGAGGCATCCTCACTGTTTTCTCCGATGGACGATTCCAGGGCTTTCAAGTCCTTGTAGATGTCACGATTGAACTTCATGCGATAGATACGGGGAATGGCGGCAGATGCCCGGAAAGGCACCTGCTTGCCGTCAATCTCAATGTTCTGAATCATACTCATGGCTTAACCCTCCCCATTTCCGGCAGCTTCAACAGGGGCTGCATCTTTTGCTGCAGGCATATACACAGCCTTGTACCAATCGGCATAGACCGTGGCATCCGTGGTGTTTCCGGTTTTCGCCTTGACCAGACCGCCCACCAGAGGGGTTGCCTTGATGGTCAGGGTTTCCGTCTGCACCTCACGGGAGTCCTCGTTGGTCTTACCTTCAATGCCGGGACGGGATGCGGCACAGTTATACAGCACATGACGGATGTGCTTCTGGTCACCATCGAACTCAAACAGGAGGGCGAAGGATGCCAGTTCCACATCGGCATTTTCAATCAGAACACCGTTGGCATCCAGTTCCTCCTTGAGGGCTTCGGTACGGAAGCTCTCCGGAATCATTGCCAGTTCCAGATCGCCGTCATAGCCCATATTGTTGTTGATGACATAGTAGGCAATGCCATCGGCATAGAAGTTTTCCGGCTCACCGTTTGCATCCAGGGAGATGGAAACAGAACCGGGCATCGGTGTCGGTGTGCCGTAAGTAACAGTGCCGTCCTCACCGATGGTCAGCATCGCATAGTGCGTGTTTTTCAGGTTGTATTTGACTTTGTTGTTCTTATCTGCCATTCGTCAGACCTCCATTTCAAATGTGTACAGGACTTCGTACAGCTTCTCGCTGTCAATCCAAATTTCGGACTTGTTATAAAAAATGCCATGCTCATCCAGCACGGCTTCCACAGCGGCCTCCACCGACAAGTCCTTCAAATCGGTGTAGACCTCGATATGCACTTCGGAAATCTTGTAGTAGACCCTGCCATCTGCGGAGAAGTTGTTGCTGCCGGGAAGCAGATAGCAAAGGAAGGGCGGGTCCGGGGATTCTCCTTCTGCAAAATGGTCATAGGCAAAGGGAATCTGCATTTCTCCCAGCATTTTTAATAGTTCATCCATAGCATCATCCTTTCAGTGCCTTCTCGATAGAGCGCTCCAGTTCCTTGATGCCAAGTTCCTCTGCCGGGGCAATATGAGCTTTGCCGGATACCCGACCGCCGCCACGCTTGGCATGACCGAATTCCAAGAGATGCGCTAGCTGATAGCGGTTTTTGGAATGGACGGTGAGTTCCAGACTGTTGGAGGTTTCCTTGACGGTCTTTACTGCCCAGCTTTTTGCGTAGGCTCCCGTATCAGAGGGAGCGCCGGACTGGATTTCCTTTCGCACGGTTTTTCCGGCATCCTTGACCGCCTTTTTCATATCGTCTGTGGCAAGGTCTGCATACTCCGTCAGGCCTTTCATCACCTCGGCAGCAAGGCTGTCAATATTCACTCGATTACTGCTCATACCTACGACCTCACTTTCTCACACCGGAACTTCAAGGCGTGTTTTTTCATGTTCAGGTGGTCGATTTTCTGAATGTTGTAGGTCTCGCCCCGCCAGATAATGCGGTATCCCGTGGTGTTCACCGCCATTGCCTGATTGCAAAAGCGAACCGTGAAGTTGATGTCGGAGGTATCCACCACAAGACCTGCCACAGACTCCTCGGCATTGCTTTTGCCAGTGGAGTCGCTGATGGTGGCAAAGCGGGAGTAGAAGTCCGACCAGCCGTTGGTGCGGTTTCCAATCCGGTCTGTCACCACTGTGCTTTTCTGAATCAAGATGCGTTCATTCATCGCGGCGATATCCATCAGAAGGCCTCCTTCCGGGAGCCAAACAGCAGGGAGCGGAGGGTGATGGTAAGCGCATGGTGGTCGGCCTCCTCACGATGTTCATACAGATAGGCTGTCGCATAGAAAACTGCCGTTTTTGCATTTGACACTGCCTTGAGCGTATCAATGTCCTCGGTTCGAATAATGTCCATGCACATTTTTTCAGCGCCGGAAATCAGATGCTCAATGAGAGAATCATCCTCCGGGAAATCCACCCGCAGGTACTGTTTCATTTCTTCCAAAGTTACAATCATGTCTATCACCACCTCAATCCGGGAAAAGGAGCGGTGCCTCTTGTTTCAGAAGCACCGCCATTGGTATTTTACTTAGGCAGCAGTGTCTGCCTTCAGCTTCAGAATCTGTACGGCTTCGGGGAGGATGAGTTTGCCGTCCACGCGCTCCTTGGCCACATAGCCAATCATGCCGTTGCCTGCGAACAGTTCCACAAGCTGCTTGAAGGAACGGGTACCACGGTCACCGATGTTGTAATACTTGTAGTCACCGAAGGCGATGGCATTCTCAGGCGCATACGCAGAGGTGTACACAGGATATCCAAACAGACGGTCAGGCTCACCCGCCTGTGCGGAAGGCTGCCAGATGTAGGCACCGTTGTTGTCCTTCAGCTTACGGATGGCCGCGATGTTCTTATCGTTGATGATAAATGCCGCAGACTTACGGTAAGGACGCTTCAGGGCATACACAAGGTTGATGATATCGTCAGCCTTGATAGCTGCGGTAAGGGTCTCCGCGATCTGGCCACCGCCATTTTCCGCAAACAGGCCGAGAGGCTTGCCCACGCCATCACCGTTAAAGAAGGCATCCTCCTCGGCATTGGCCAGTGCCTTACCGAACTGGGTGATGATGTAGTTCTCAAGGCCGAAGGCATTGTCATAGAGCAATTCCTCGGTGACCTTGATTGCCACATGAAGCTTGTGGGCATCCAGAAGAATCTGAGAGAAGGTAGCGTCACCAAAGGTCAGTGCGCCTCCCTCCTCAATCCAGGATGCCGCAGGTTTGGTGGCTGCGATGTTGATTTTATGCTCACCGGAAGTGGTAATCTTTGTGGCGAGCTTACGCATGATGTTCTCCTGGTCGAGTACATCAATCAGACGGTTATCGTACTCCTCCGGTACCAGATAACCGCCATCGGCATCCACGCCTTCCTGCAGTACATTGGATACCTGCTTGAAGTTGGAGCGGAGCGCCTTGAGCATACCCTCACGGTACTCATCAGAGGCACGTCCGGTCTTGGCCTTTTCATTGCCGTCAGCCTTCATAGGCTTTGCCACAATGGGAGTGTTCACAGGCTTATTGAGGGCGTTCTCCATTTCCTCCATTGCCTGCATACGGTCGATTTCAGCGCCGATATCCTTGACCTTCTGCTCCATAGCAGCATAGGTCTTGGCATCCTCCTCGGAGAGCAGGCCGTCCTTGTCACGCTTGGTTTCCACGAAGGCCTTTGCAGCCTCCCATGCCTTGTTGCGCTTCTCACGCATTTCCAAAATAGTCATAATCCATTACCTCCAGTTTTTGATAAGATTGAGCCGTTCCATAAGGGAATCGGCTGTGGTTTTTTCTGTGGGTTCTTCTGTTTTCGGTGCGATTTTGCACTTGGCTGCCAGCTTCTCCATAAGGGAGTTGGTCACAGCCGCACGGGAAAACACCATGCTGACCGTTGGGATTTCCACCTCATCGGTGATGGCTCTCTGCATGACTTCATCGGCGAACCCATACTCAATGGCGCTGTTTGCATCCATCCAGGTCTCCGCATCCATGAGGTGGGACAGCTTGGCGCGGGAAAGTCCGGTCTTGATTTCGTAGGCATTGATGATGGATTCCTTAACCTCGTCCAACATAGCAATGGCCTTCTGCATTTCTGCGGAATTGCCACAAGCCACTGTCATGGGGTTGTGAATCATCAGCATAGATACCGGGGAAATCAGCACCTTGGTGCCTGCCATGGCAATGACACTGGCCGCTGAAGCCGCAATGCCATCAATCTTGACGGTGACATTGCCCTTGTAATCCATCAGCATATTGTAGATTTGGGCGGCAGCGATGCAGTCCCCACCGGGCGAGTTGATCCAGACGGTGATGTCACCGCTGCCGGATGTGAGTTCCTCCTTAAACAGCCTCGGTGTTACATCATCGTCAAACCAGCTTTCCTCTGCGATGGTCCCGTTCAGAAACAGCGTCCTTTCGGTTGTCTGTTCCTGCGTCTCCTGATTGGTCACTGTCTGGGTTTTCCAGTTCCAGAACTTCTTCATCGGATTTTTCCTCCTCTCCGCTTGTATTTGCAAATATTCCCGCATCTGCCAATTTGGTCATGTTTCCGTTGATGAGATATAGGTCACCGCCGTCTTCGGCAGGGATACGGTCAAGATTCTCAAGTTCCCGGATATCGTTGGCGCTCATCCAACCGTTCTGCCTTGCGGTCGCATAACCGGACATACGGCTCTGGTAGTCACCGCGAAGAATACCATCCACATTGAACTTGATAAAATAAGCAGCCTTGTCCTTTTGAGAAATCAGCGCCCGTGCCATTGACTGCTCCCAACGGATCAGCCAGGGCTCCAGGGTGTATTTCACAAACTCCAAAGACTGCTGCTCAATATTAGAAAAGCTCGATTTTTCCAGGTCACCCACCATGTGCGGAGGGACTCGGAAAATTCGAGCAATCTCATTGATTTGAAATTTTCGTGTTTCAAGGAACTGTGCCTCATTGGGTGAAATGGAGATAGGCGTGTACTTCATGCCTTCTTCCAAAATGGCCACCTTGTTAGAATTGCTGCTACCGCCGAAGCCCTTATTCCAGGATTCACGGATAGCATCCGGGTTCTTCACCGTTCCCGGATATTCAAGCAGTCCGCCCGGTGTAGCACCGTTGGAGAAGAACTTGGCTCCGTATTCCTCCGTGGCAATGGCAAGACCAATCGCATTCTTGGCCATCGCAATGGGGCTGTAGCCCACCAGACCGTCAAAGCCGAGTCCCGGAATGTGAAGCACATCGGTAGGCTTCAGACGGACTGTTCCGCCCTTGGTGGTTTTGGCATCGTCACTTGAGGTCTGGTATTCATAATAGAGTTGCCCTGTGTCATCGCGGTTTACCGTCATGCGGTTGGGCATCAGCGGGTACAGCGCCACGACCTCGCCCTTGCCATTGCGGATGATCTGTGCATAGGCATTTCCCCACAAAAGCAGATGGGTCATAAGGGTCTCGCGGAAAACAAAGGATGTCATTTCCGGGTTTGGTTCATCGTGGAGCAGAAAATACAAGGGGTGCTTGATTGCCTTCTCCTTGGAGCCATTCTCAATGTATTGATACAAATGCAGCGGTAGCCCCGCCACCGCCTCTGACAGGATTCTCACGCAGGAGTACACCGCTGTCATCTGCATGGCAGAGCGTTAATTGACATTCTTGCCTGCGGTCGAGCCACCCAGGAAGAAACGGTAGGCACTGCCGGAGGTGGCATTGGCAGGCTTGTCACGAGCCTTAAATATTCCAGATAAAATTCCCATAAGCATTCACGCTCCTCTCATATAAACAAAATCCCACGATTGTCATAAACAGACTCCGTGGAAGAATTTCCACAGCGGATAGCACGGTCGAGAGCCATAATGGTGGCAACGGCACCGTCAATCTTCTCTGTGGATTTTTCTTTGTCTGCCTTGATATTTCCGGCGGGATCGGTGCGGATATAGATGTTGTCCATCATCCACCGCAGCACCGGATGGCCGCCGTGGGCAAGTTTCTGCTCCAGCACCAACTTCATCAGTTCCTTGGTCGGTGGGGACATATCCTTGAAGCCCTGTCCGAAAGGGACTACCGTAAAACCCATGCCCTCAAGGTTCTGCACCATCTGCACAGCACCCCAACGGTCAAAGGCGATTTCTCGGATGTTGAACCGTTCGCCAAGCCGCTCGATGAATTTCTCAATGTAGCCGTAGTGGACTACATTGCCCTCGGTGGTTTGCAGATAACCCTGCCGCTCCCATACATCGTAGGGAACATGGTCACGGCGGACACGCAGGTCGAGGGTATCCTCCGGCACCCAGAAGTATGGCAGGATGATGTATTTGTCCTCCTCGTCAAGGGGTGGAAATACCAGGACAAATGCCGTGATATCCGTTGTGGAGGAAAGGTCAAGACCACCGTAACAGACACGGCCTTCCAGATCTTCCTCATTGACGGCAAAGGAGCATTTATCCCATTTGTCCATTGGCATCCAGCGGATTGCCTGTTTCACCCATTGATTCAGACGAAGCTGCCGGAAGGAGTTCTCCTCACCGGGATTTTGCTTTGCGGAATCGCAGGCGGCTTTCACCTTATCGATGCCCACGGTAATGCCCAGGGACGGGTTGGCTTTCTTCCACACTTTTGGATCCGTCCAATCATCCGATTCGTCTGCACCGTAGATGACCGGGTAGAAAGTAGGGTCGATTTTTCTTCCCTCCAGAATATCCTTTGCCTTTTGGTGTGTTTCGTAGCAGATGGAGTTGGTGTCTGTGCCTGCCGTGGTGATCAGAAAATACAGCGGCTGCATCCGGGCATCTCCGGAGCCCTGGAGCATGACGTCAAAGAGCTTCCGGTTTGGCTGGGTATGCAGCTCATCGAAGATTACACCATGGGTGTTAAAACCGTGCTTGTTCGCCACGTCAGCCGACAGCACCTGGTAGGAGCTGTTGGTGGGCAGGTAGGTGATCTTCTTCTGAGATTCCAGTATCTTCACCCGCTTGGAGAGCGCCGGGCAGAACCGCACCATATCCACAGCCACATCAAAGACGATCTTTGCCTGATTGCGATCGGCGGCGCAGCCATATACCTCGGCCCGTTCCTCGCCGTCCCCGCACAGGAGCAGCAGCGCCACAGCGGCTGCAAGCTCACTTTTACCCTGTTTCTTCGGTATCTCGATGTACGCCGTATTGAACTGGCGGTAGCCGTTTGGCTTGAGCGTTCCGAACACATCTCGGATAATCTGTTCCTGCCAGTCGATGAGTTCAAATGGCTTTCCCGCCCAGGTGCCTTTGGTGTGGCACAGGCTCTCGATAAATGCAACCGCAAAGTCGGCGGCATCCGCATCGTAGTGGGAATTCTTTGCCTTGAACCGGGTGGGTTTGTACTTTTTCAGATTTCGCAATGCCGTCACTCCCTTCAAAATGGCAATAAAAATAGCCGCCACCATCACTGGTGCGACTTGTCGTATACGAGGAACAGAGCCTTCCGGCTCCGTCCTGACCTTATGCAGGATTTTTGTTTAGTTGTGTTCGTTCAGCAGAATACAAAGGGCAAGGTTGGCTTCTTCGCAAGTTGGCTCGATGTCCCAACCTCTGTCATAGTTGGCGATGGTTTTGCCGTCCATCTTAAGTGTCAGCTTGGAAATTCTGCCGCCGTTGATGCCGAACTCGCTGCCTTCATCATAGACCTTAATCCAGTAGTGGACCGCCTTATATCCGCCGTCCTTCTTGGGGATGCCGATTGTTCCTTCTTTCCACATGGTGTGTTCCTCCTGAATGCTTTTGTTTTCCCTTTCGGTACACCCATATTCGCTCTAAAAGCACATAATAGCAAGTTATATCTGAGCATAAACTACACAATCTCTCAGTGGAGAAAATGTGGATTTTACAGCACTTTATGCTTCTCCCGTAAGGATGAAATGCACATATTCGGAGCGGTGTTCCTCCAAGTACACCACCAATTCGTAGTAGCCATACCCGTTGGCAAGGTACTGCACCATCGTAACATCGAACATATTGGTTTTTTCGGTGGCACGGATGTTGAGGATTTGTTCCTTGATTTTCTCAGTCATTGCCGTTCGCCACCTTTCGACAAATATCGACACCGTACACGACATTGAGGCCGGAGCCGTTGTCCCAGCGAACCATGATGGAGCCCGTATCATCGACCCCACGGACAGTTCCCTTGGTTCCAATGGGAGGCGCCTGGACATCGTCCATCTGCACCAGTTCCACACGGCAGCCTACCGGATAATGCTTGCGGATGCTCTCCACAATGTCTTTATTCGGAAATCTCATTCTTCGCACCTCCCTTGAAAGCACTGCTGCCGGAAAGGTTGCGGAGCAGAATCTTGCGTTCGGTCTTGTACTCGTTGCCGATGAAACCAAGACGAAGAAGGAAGCAGCGGAAAGCGTACTTCTCATTGTCCACCGCCTTTTCGGTGCTGGAGATGCGTTTCTGATTCCGTGCCATTTCGCACAGCTTGCAGATAAAGGTTTCGTAGGCTGTCATTTCATCCGGAGCAGGAACAGTGGCGAACCAGGGAAATGCGATTGTCTCATCCGTTACTTCAACGGGAAGGCTGTCAATACCCAGGGCTTTCTGAATGAGCGCCCCTTTGGCAGTGAGGAGTGCGTTGAGGTTGTCGATGCCCGCCTCGGTGAAAAGACTGCGAGGCAAGGAAATACAAACCGCGGTGGTCTCGTTTTCCTCCTGTGGCTCGGCAGGGTCTTCGGTAAGGTATGCCGGAGGGCAATCCTCCGCTGGTTCCTCACCCTCCATAACGGGTTCCTGCTGTTCGCTGTCATAGGCGGAACTCTCTGCGGTAAAGCCTTTCTGTGCCAGGAACTTGATGAGGTTTTCAATCTCCCCGCTGTCTGCCATGTCATCGAACTGCAGGTTACCCTCGCGGGTGACGGTGAAGTAGTCGATTTGGTAGGCGTAGGTCGGGGTTTTCATGTAGACCGCTTTGGCTCCGGTAAATTCGCTGATGGCCTTGACCAACGGCTTTCTGTCGGTTGCGTTGTACATAATCTTCATAGTGGAAATCCTCCTTTAATTTTTCGGTACTACATATATCACTCTAAAGCCCGTAAATAGCAAGTTGTATGTGCAGATACCGGGGACGATTTCTGTGGGGTTATTTCGCCTCATTTTGTGTATAGTACACGATGCCTGTCAGCACATAAACCACATTGGGGAGTGCCACGCCGTTGCCCCACATCTTGTACTCGGCAGAGTCGGAATGGGGGTTCTGCAACCACTTGAAGATTTGCTTTTTGGTCTTCGACTTACCGGAAGTACCCATAATCTTACGATGGGTTTCAAAGATATCCGCCCAACGGGCAAGTTCCTCTTCGGAAGGCACTTTGGTGTCAAGGTCATCGCACCACCAGTCCGGGAATCCCTGCAGCCTTGCACATTCCGTAGGAGTGAGCCTGCGGACAATGTATTCCAGGTCATCATCGGTATCGTTGACGAGAGGCGGGTCTTTGTAATCCGTAGCAACCAGAGTGTTTGCCAGTTCTTCTTCGGCAGAAGTGAAAAAGGACGCCTTGCTGCTTGAGAAGGTCGGTGCGGCAACAGCACCTGGTCCTTTGGCAACCATGGTCGGCTGGGTTTCCTCCTCAACGGCAAATCCGTACTGTGCATTCCTGCCATGGTTAAAGGCAGCCCGGTCAATGCCGTAAGCCATGGCGTGCTTGTCCACCGTATTTAAGGTATACATGACTTCGCTTTCCGCATAGCCGTTGCCGTGGTGGGAAGGACGGGAACCGTTGCCCTCCACAATGGCGATGCCGCCCTGATTGCAGGATGGATTTCCACCATTGCCGTCCAAGGTGCGGGAGGTATCTGCCGTATAGAACCCACTGTGCGGATTTGCGGATTTCATGGAATTGCTGTCCTTGGAGCAGATGCCGTAGGCTTTTGGTACAAACAGCGTCTGATCGTTGTTGCAGGAAAGTGTGGCTGACAGATTATCCTGAATCAGCGCACCTTTACCGCCGCCTTCACAGCCGGAGCGGATTTTTAATGTCTTCGGGGTTTCCACCACAAAAGGCTGATTGTTACCGCCTGTGCCAAAGGTGGAGAGAACCGTCTGCGCCACATCGAGGGGACCGGTATAACGGCAGTCCTGTGAATGGTTCTCATACACGGTAGCGGGAACGACTCCGGCACGGAGGGTCGGCGCTTTTTCTTCTTCGTATCCAATGCCGCGGCTGCCAGCGGAATGCTCTGTGCAGAACCCTGCCGATTCCATCACGCAAGGCGGATGGTGTGCTTCGGCACGGAGTGTGGAAGTATAGCCCTCCGTCACATCCATACGGTTTCCGCCCTGGTCATTCAGCGCGATGCCTGTCGCAGAAGCGCCTTCTTCAGAAGTTCCGGCAGTTCTTTTCCACGGGCAGACGCTCGCCTCAAGATTCCTAAACAGGCCTTCTGACTCAAATAGTATTTTTCCGGCACACCCACCGTTAAAATCTGCGACAAGATAGATACGTCTTCTTCTTTGGGGAACTCCCCAAAACTGCGCGTCAACACATCTCCAGGCGATACTGAAATCATCTCCCAGGATTTCTCCGGCGCCTGTCCATTTTCCTTTTGGAGGACAAGGGACAGCATAGTCACCTTTGACGGACGCGACTGCTTCGAGGACGGCTTTGAAGTCATCCCCGGAATTTGAAGAGAAAGCGCCTGGGACATTTTCCCACACGATATATCTTGGTTTTTGTCCATTGGTTTTGCACCTCATTTCTTTTACGATTCGGATTGCTTCGTAGAACAGGCAGGAACGGGAGCCGTCCAGACCGCTGCGTTTTCCTGCCACGCTCATATCCTGGCAGAGCGACCCAAATGTGATGATATCCACGGGGTCAATCTCTGCACCGTGAATAGTGGAGATGTCACCCAAGTGCTTCATCTGAGGGAAACGCTTACTTGTTACACGAATCGAAAATGGTTCCACCTCTGAAGCAAATATCGGAGTGATTCCACAAAGCACTCCGCCCAAAGGAAAGCCCCCGGAGCCGTCAAACAGGCTTCCGAGGGTCATCGGTTCCTTATTCATCTGTACCAACCTCCTTCACAAGGTCGGCGTAAGGAATCTGCACACCGTTACGAATCACATAGACGCTGTCGGCATCGCCTGTATCCTCCACGAATCTTCGAAGAATGACGGATGCGTACTTTTCGTCCAGTTCCATGGTGTGGCAGATGCGGTTTGTTTTCTCACAGGCCATCAAGGTAGAACCGCTACCGCCGAAGGTGTCGATGACAATGGCGTTCTCACGGCTGGAGTTGCCAATCGGATAGGCAAGCAGGTCGAGCGGCTTGGAAGTCGGATGGTTCTTATTCTTCTTCGGCTTATCGAAGTTCCAGATGGTGGTCTGGCTTCTGCCTGCGTTCTTGCTCCAGTAGTGTTTGCCGTTCTGAAGAAAGCCGTAAAGCACGGGTTCGTGCTGCCACTGATAATCCGACCTGCCAAGCACCAGGGAGTTTTTTACCCAAATGCAGCAGCCGGAAAGGTGGAACCCCGCATCCACAAAGGCTTTTCTGAAGTTCAGACCCTCGGTATCCGCATGAAAAATGTATGCGGCACCGCCTTTTTCCAGGTGGGCAGCCATGTTCTGAAATGCGGACAGCAGGAACTGATAGAATTCTTCGCCCTTGATGGAGTCATTCTCAATGGAAAGTCCATCCGAGGATTTGAAAGAAACGCCGTAGGGCGGGTCCGTCAGCACAAGATTGGCTTTCTTTCCGTCCATGAGCGTGGCAACATCCCCGGCGCTTGTGGCATCACCGCACATGAGCCTGTGTCTGCCGACCGTCCATACATCCCCGCGCTGCACAAAGGCAGCCTGTTCCAGCACATCGTTCAAATCGAAATCATCATCCTCCACATCGGAATCATCGTCCCCGGCGAAGAGATCTGCGATCTCATCATCCTCGAAGCCCACAAGACCCACATCAAAGTCCATGCCCTGCAAAGCCTCGATTTCAACCTTCAACAGCGCTTCATCCCAGCCTGCATCCATTGCCATACGGTTGTCGGCAAGAATGTAGGCTTTCTTTTGTGCCTCGGTGAGATAATCCACGAACACACACGGCACTTCCTCGATGCCTTCTTCCTTGGCGGCCATCACACGGCCATGTCCGGCGATGATGCCGTAGTCCTTATCGATGATGACGGGATTGATGAAACCGAACTCCCTGAGAGAAGAGCGGAGCTTCATAATCTGTTCCGGGGAGTGGGTGCGGGCGTTATTGATATATGGTACAAGTTTTGAGATGGGTACCAAATCCATCTGCGTAGTTGTTCTTCCCATAAGCCCCTCCTTAGTACAGACCCCATTCAGCGAACTTCTCAAAGCCGCCCATGTCCCGGATGAAGTCTCTCGCAATGGCGACCACTTCTTCATAGGGGATGCCATCCACGGTATCGTCACCAATGGCACAGCACAGTTCCACCGGATAGCCCGTTTCCTGTGCCTTGAGGAAAGCGTAAATGTTCACGCTGACATCTGCCTTGGAGAGATCTTTGCCGTGCAGACCGCCTCCGGTAACGGAGTCAGCCATATCACTGCCCAGCTTGCGGTTGGTGGCGCCTGTATCCACATCCGTGCCGCCTGTCCAGTCACCGAGCGGATTAACCTCAGCACCCGGATATGTGTTTTTCAATTCTTCGCTGTCGGCATTGCTCTGACAGATGATCAGGCGAATGCCGTCAAGAATGTACTTTCCATCTGCCGGATACTTTTCATAGATTTTATGAGCAATCTGCGAGAGTTCCTTCTGTTCTGCCGTCAGCGGCATACCCTTAAAGATACCGTTGTCACCACAGCGAACACCATCCGCCTGGTTATCCGAGAGGTGTGCATCCTGCGGAACAATCACAATGTCGGTTTCCACATTGCCTGTAATACGAGCAACGGCACTGCAGATATCTGCTTCATTCATCTGTGCCGTGGTTTCGATAATCGCATGACACCTGCCATGTCCAATCAACACCTCCACGGCAATCTTCGGATTTTTCTCGGCTCTGTAAGCCAAGTCCACAATCGCACCTGCGATGCGGTCCGCCACTTTGTCCGGGTGGCCCGGATTTACTTTTTCAATCATAGTCACGTTCCTTTCCTTGAGCGCAGCAGTCTTTCCATCACATCATCAGCAGGGGTTGATCCCGAATACTCCACGGAGCAATTCTCCCGCACAATCTGATAAATCTGATACCAGGACTGGTTTGCCTGTTTTGTAAACTGTTGGAGCATTGCCACATAGGGACTTTGGCAGGCTGCTCCCGTGGTCGGATGCTTTGCAAGAAAGCCGTACTCGGAGATACACTGCTCACACTGGATTTGACGGGCAACCGACATGGCGTACTGGTTGACAAGCTGCGTATTCACATAGTCCGTGCAGCCGACTTTTTTCAGCCACACCCAGGTTTCCGCAAAAATCTCCTCGGCGCACAGGTCGCCGCCGTTTTTCTGCTTTGCTTTCATGTATTCCTTGACGGGCGGCATATCTACACCCTCAAGGGATGCGCCTTCCGGCAGTTCAATCACCTGGGCAGTCTTGCCCGCAGAGATTTTCTCCGTCAGAGCCTTGCGTTTGGGACCGCTGCCTGGTCTTGCACCGCCTCTTGCTGTTCCGTCTTTCGCCAAAATAATCACCTCGCTTTGCTTTGGGGCCTTATATACCCGTTTGAATACCGCTTTTTGTGCGTAAGACCCCACGCCCGTTCCGGGACAGAAGGCCCGTAGAGATTCAGACCGCCCCTGGGGTCAGTTCTGATGCCATCTGTCACCGTCCTTGGCATGGATTCTCGCATGACAGGACTTGCACAGTGCGATGAGGTTATCCCGGTCATGGGTGCCACCCTTGGAGAGCGGCAGCTTGTGATGGATTTCCTCGGTCGGAATGTACTTCCCTTCGGCAAGGCACTGCTCACACAGCGGATGGGCGGCGGCATAGGAATCACGGATGCGTTTCCATGCTCTGCCGTAGCGTTTCTTTACAGCGGGGTCACGGTCGTACTTCTCGTAGCGTTTGTTTTCCTGTTTCTCATGTTCCTCGCAGAACCTACCGTCCGTAAGATTGGGACAGCCGGGGAAAGAACACGGTCGCTTTGGTTTTCTTGGCACCCGTTTCACCTCCTTGGGGCATAAGAACAGCCCCACGGGATTGCTCCCATGAGGCTGTTCTGTATTCTACTTCGCTATTGTAAGGATACCACTATGCGGGGTGTGCCTTATAGTGGACTTTAGTGGACTTTACTATCCTCTTTGCTTTTTTCGGATAAAATTGCGTCCACTGCCCTGAGAGCTTTGCGATGTAACTTCAGTGTCCAGCTGACGGAACAATTGAGGTCAAGGGCAATGTCATCCCAACTTTCATAACAAAGATATCGTTTTTCCAGTAGCAGTTTATATTCGTCAGTCTCCACACGACGGATAACGGTCAGTGCCTCTACCTTCAGCTGAAGAAGGTGCGCCAGCTCCGTTTTCAGTTCAGACTCAATGTCTACAAGCTTGGAAATGGCATCTGCCATGGGAGAACGGCTCGGACTTGGATTTCTCGGCATACCCGTCATATTCGGAGAACAGTTGGTGGCAATTTCACGAAGAGCCTCTATTTGACGCTGCTTGCTGACAATTTTCTGGTCTAAGTGATATGCCTGTTGCAGATATTCCTTGGCAGTCATTCGGAAAGCACCTCCTTCTGTAGCATTCGGATTAACATCTCACCGTCTACCGTAGTCAATGCTTCGTACCAGGGAGAACGGAAGAAACGCTCACATTCGGACTTCATCTGCCGGGCAGCATGATGCTGCGGATTCTTTTGCAGGTCTTTCAGTGCATTCCGATAGTCTTTTGCGGCAAGTTCAATAATGGCATTAGCGAGGGTTTCATATGGACTCATTATGCTTCACCTCGCTGTTCTTGAAATTATCCTTTTTGCGGCGGTTTTCACGCTGCCTTTCACGTTTTCTTTTCTTTCTTCTTTCCTCTCGGATAATATTGCCGATGGCGGCATCTTCCGTAGGATTTTTGTATGCTTTAGGCATAATCTGCACCTCCGATGATTTAGTTTCCTCGGATTGGCTCAGATTGTCGTTGGTTGTCTCAGATTTTCACAGATTTGCTTTTACCGCATCAATCAGGGACTGCTGTGTGCTGTCCTTCTCGGAAAGTGCCTTCAGGATGCGTTCATCAATGGTATCTTCCGTAATAATGTGCTGAATCACCACGGTTTCCGATTTCTGACCCTGACGCCAGAGGCGGGCATTGGTCTGCTGATACAGTTCCAAAGACCAGGTCAGACCGAACCATACCAGGAACGAACCACCGCTTTGAAGGTTAAGTCCGTGTCCCGCTGATGCCGGATGAATGAGTGCCACAGGATACTCGCTGTTATTCCATCTGCGGATACTGCTGTCAGTGTCCAGCTTTGCAAACGGAATATGACGCTCGTTCAGCCTTTCGGTGATACGGACAAGGTCATGCTTGAACCAATATGCCACAAGCAGCGGTCTGCCGTTTGCCGCCTCAATGATGTCTTCCAGAGCGTCCAGCTTTTGGTCATGAATTTTTACAACGCTTTCATCATCGGAATATACTGCTCCGTTTGCCATCTGCGACAGCTTTCCGGTAAGGGATGCTGCGTTAGCCGCAGTAACCTCACCATCCGGCAGGGATAAAACAAGGTCCCTTTTTAATTCATCGTAGCGTCTGCGTTCCTCCTGGGACAAATGCACCACATACTGGCTGCTGATCAGTTCCGGCATTTTCAGATGGTCGGTAGACTTCATGGAAATGGTGATATCGGAGATTTTCTCATAGATGGCTTCTTCCGCACCGGGCAAAGGCTTGTAAGAGAAAACAACCTGTCCGTTTCGCTTGTCCGGGGTGAAGTAGGCATTCCTGAACTGTCCGATGAACCGCCCCAAACGCTCACCCATATCTAACAGCTTGAACTCGGCGAACAAATCCATCAAACCATTGCTGGAAGGAGTACCCGTCAGCCCCACAATACGCTTGATACGGGGTCTGACTTTCATCAGCGCCCTGAATCGTTTTGCCTGATGATTTTTGAAGGATGACAATTCATCCACCACAACCATATCGAAATCAAAGGGATAACCGCTGTCTTCCACGAGCCACTGCACATTTTCACGGTTGATGATATAAATGTCAGCCTTCTTGGCAAGTGCGGCCTTCCGCTCGGCTACTGTTCCCACCGCTATGGAATACCGCAGGTCTGCAAGGTGATCCCATTTTTGAATTTCATCTTTCCATGTTGTTCTTGCCACACGAAGGGGGCCGATGATTAAAACCTTGTGGACATCAAAGCTGTCAAACAACAGATTGTTGACGGCTGTCAGAGTGATACTTGTTTTACCAAGTCCCATGGAAAGCAGAATGGCTGATATAGGGTGGCTCTCAATATATTCCGTGGCATAGGTTTGATAATCATGCGGATTGTACTGCATCCAAAATCCCTCCAATCTGCTGTGGGTCATCCAGGACAAACACCAGAAAACCTAATTTTCTCAGCATCCGATGTCTTGCAAGCTGTAAGGCTCTCGGCTTTTCTCCCGGAGCCTTTACCTCCACAAATCCGATTTTTCCATTCGGCAGCAGTACCATGCGGTCAGGCATACCATCACAGCCGGGGCATACCCACTTAGGGCAGATGCCGCCACGCTTCTTGACTGCTGTAATCAGTTTTCTTTCAACTATAATTTCTCTCATTGCGTTTCCTCCCAATCTATTAGTTCAAATACCACCAGCTTGGCGTCTTCCAGTGTTTCAATGCGGCGGTTTTTCCACCACTGGTAGCAGTCGGTATCAATCTGGATTTTGTAAAAATCCCTCCCGCGGAAGACCTCCCGTTCAATAACCACACTGCGGCGCTTGTATTTTGCTCCCCATCTGTTTTCGCCTTGCTCCTCCCACTTCTTTTTGCGGAAGTTGGCTCTGCGACTGCTTTTCCTTCGGGCGGCATCATCACGTTCTCTTGCCGCTATCAGATCGCCCTCCATGTATCCGGCGCAGATACAGCCCACATTCAGTTCGCCGTTGTATTCGGGATGCTCCATCACATGGATATATCTGACCTTTTGGCAGCTGCACAGTTCACAGATGAAGTCAGCGGTCTCACCATCAACCACTTCCCGGCAGTTCCAGTTCTCAAGGGGCGCACCAAGTTCACGAAGCCGCTTATGACATTTTCTCAGGTATTTTTCATTAAACTGCCCATCCATTTGCACACCATCCTTTCTGAACTTCGGAAACAAGCAACAGGTGGAAACAACGCTCCCTATAATTACTACGCGGGTATTTAGGGGTTACTCTTATAGTGTTTTTATTCATTTGGAATATAAGGGATATAGTTGTTACCACCGTTGCTTTGTACCGTAAAAGCCTTTATCTATCAGCATTTTCGGGCAGGCAACAGGTTCTCTCATAAAGGCGTTGCTTACCATAAGGAGAACGCTTGCGAACCTTAGTGGTTCGTTGCCAACCGTCAAGCTGGGTCATAAGGGCAGCTATCGCATAAGAGTCTGCAGGCTTCAAATCCGAAAGGCTGCGCCCGAAACATTCGCACCAGATTTCCGCATTGCTTACCGTGTCCCTGCGTACCGTGCCACGGACACTTGTAGGGGCATCTTTTTCAGACAGAAAGTTCCTTCTGGCATAAGTATCCATTGACTCCCAATTCTCCGGGAGCAGGGTGTCGAGGTATTCCTCCACCATGCCCTGACGCTCATCAACTTCCATCGCATCACGCTGGACTACTTCCGCAGCAGAAATCATATCGCCTTCGAGGTACAGTTTTTCGCCGTTCTCAAAGTAGTGCTTTGCTTCCGCCCAAATTTGGTCACGGTCTTCTTTGGAAAAATGCCAGGTCTTTTTCTGCTCGGTCTGATTCAGCTTGACCACCCAAAAACGGCGGTTTCCTGTAATATCGCGCAGGTATCCGCGCTCACCGTTAACGGAGGCAATGATGATGCACTGTCTCGGATGGCTTTCCACGGTCTTGCCGTAGCTTGGGCGGTATTTGTCATCAGAGGTCGACAGAAATGCTTTGACCTTTTCAATATCCGCTTTCTTCATTCCGGCAAGTTCGGCGATCTCCATAATCCAGAATCCCTGCAGTTTTTCTGCGCCGGACTTATCATTCATATCTGTCAGCGAGAGGGTTTCAGAGTAATATTCATCGCCCACAAGGTCCTTGAACAGGGTGCTTTTGCCGATTCCCTGAATGCCATCCAGCACCAGAACGCTGTCGAATTTCGTGCCGGGTCTGTAGATACGTGCAACTGCCGCCACGAAGGTCTTGCGGGTCACGGTTCTCACATACTCGGTGTCATCGGCAGAAAGGTATTTAATCAGGATATCTTCGATACGCTTTTGACCGTCCCAGGCGGGAAGGCTGTCAAGATAATCGCGGATGGGGTGGAAACGGCGGTCATCAGCCACCTTGGTAAAGCTGACTTCGTGGTTTCTGCTGGAGAATGGAACATAGCGCACATCGATATGGGCTTTCAGCTGCGCCGTATCTGCATCGCGCCAGAACTTATTATCCTTCGGTCTTTCCCAGGGCAGAGCCCCTGTCACCTGGATACGGTTTGCCATTTCGTTAAAGGCAAAGTTGGCATAATCGGGGTCATTGTTCAGAATGAGCATCTCATTCCACACGGAGTTTTCCAGCACATTGCTCCTCGGCTGGTATTTCAAAAGTGCCTCCCAGTTTTCCGCATTTTCAAAATCACAGTCTGCTTTTTCCTTGCGCTCGGCAGCAATCTGCAGTTTCACCTTATCCAAAGAGAGTGCAAACTCACACATGGCATTGAAAGACTTCTTCTCGTCCATATCACCGAATTTGTGGATACGGACAAGGTCAAATCCGTTCATAAGCTGACCGCAGGCAGGGTCTGAGGTATGATGGCTGTAGGCGAAAATATCATCATAGATAACCACACCCGCAACAGAGTCCGCCGCCAGATAGTCATATCTGGAAGGGTTTGCTGTGGGAGCATATACATCGGAGAGAAACTCAGACATCACCTCGTGGATGGTGGGATAAGCACGACAGAATACGCCGACTGTGCCTTCCTTCTCCAATGGGTTCTTCTGTGCATTGGTTTCCTTCTTTATAACCTCAGACTGGCGGGAAGAGGTCGGCCACTGGGAGATGTCACGCCAGTCCTCGTACATTGCCATGTACTTGTCCACATCAAGAGGCTGTCCCTGATTTTCTTCAAATACAAATTCTCCGTTGGAAGGACAGGATGCCCAATACATCATGCGGTTTGACTGGTAGGTGGAATCATCAAAATAATCCATCCCGATCTGCTTTGCCACCATACGCATCAGTGCCGGGTATTCGTCCTCGCTGACTTCACGGGAAAGCAGAAACACCAGACGGTATCTCTGATTTTCAGGCGTGTGGCTGTGGGTGGAGTAGATAAAATAAGTAAGGTCACCGAAGACCTCACGAACTGCACCGCAGAAATCAAATCCTGCCGGAACATGGTCTGCATCCAGAAGACCTACCGTGCGGAACAGCACATTGCCGTTCTTACGAATTCCGCCTTTCAGCCAACCACCGACCAAGCCACCGATGTCCTTCAGATTACTACGCTGTTCCTTGGGGAGCTTCGGATATTCTTCGGCAGTCTCGGATGTACGCACGGGATTCTTATTGCGGTTAGAGATATACTGCCAGTCCATCTCCTGGTTTTTGTATTTCTTGTCTGTTCTGCGGTTACATACCGCAATCTTTACTTTCATGGGGTTACCTCCTTAAGCATGATGATATTTTTCTGCATTCTCCTATAAAGCGTGTTCGTTCTCTTGAACTCGGATGTGAAATGCCTGCACTCCTTGGAGCGTGGCGGATGATTGACGGCTTCGTTTGCATACATTTTGCAGAGAGCCTCATAGCCGTCTGCCAATTCCATCAATTCACGGAGCAGAGCAGCCTTGGCTTCTTCGCTGCACCATTTCCATATCAGCGGAAACAGAATTCTTGCTTTCTTCTGCGTACACGGAAAGAATGCTTCGATGTTGAGTTCTATATATCCACGGTCATGTTCGATTCGCAGCACATCCACAATCGCTCCTCCTTCCAAACTGTCATATTCAAAATCCTCCTTGCCAAATGGGCGATAAATTCACAGGAAAAAAGCCTCCCGTGTCAGGCAGGGAGAATACTCCCTACTTATTAGCCACAGGAGGCAACAAAACTTGAGGATATTTCTAATCTTTTTTATAAAAAAGTGTTTCATAGCCGTCTGCCCTCAAAAGCAGACCTTCCGCCCATGCGGGGATTCTGCCCATCTGCTCACTGAGGACAGCCTCCGACATATGCATATCGGCTTCTACGATAACTTCATCATGAATGTGTGCCACAATGGAACAATGGCGCAAAGTTTTCATGGAATGCGCCAACAGGTCACGGCTATATGCCTGCACAATATTCTCCACGAATTTAGGACCATAGCTTTCGATACGTTCCCATTTCTTTGTCCCACCGATGCCCTCATAGGTAACCGACTCTCCACCGAAACGATTCTCTCCAATGCGGGGTTTCACATAGGAAAGTTGTCTGCCGGACGGAAGCAAAATAAAGAGCATTCCGCTTTGGTAGCGAAACTGAATGCCGTTGACTTCCGTGGGAATCCGTTCTTTGATGGTCGTTTTTACACAGCGGTCAACATCCCACCAGAACTTTACAATATTTGGATTGGACCTACGCCATGCATCCACAAGGGGCTGCAGTTCTTCTTCCGCAAGACCCATATCCAAAGCACCCATTGCTTTTAAGGCGCCAACGGAACCGCCATAACCAAGAGCCAATTCAGCAATCTTGCCTTTTTGACGGAGGTGTCCGTTCACCCCGTGCTTTTCCACGGGAACATGGAACATCTGACTGGCAGATGCACAATAAATGTCCTTCCCGTCGGCAAAGACCTGCGTTCTCCATGTTTCCTTCGCAAGGTGAGACAATACCCTTGCCTCCACCGCAGAATAATCGCTGACGATAAACTTGCACCCCTGTTTCGGTACAAAGGCAGTTCGTATCAGTTCTGACAGCACCTCCGGTACAGAACCAAAGAGAAGTTCGATGGTTTCAAATTCACCACTTTTTACAAGGTCACGGGCAAGTTCCAGATCCGGCAGAGAGTTACGATAGAGATTTTGCAATTGTATAATTCTTCCTGCCCATCGACCGCTGCGGTTGGCTCCATAGAATTGGAACATCCCCCTGGCACGGTTATCTGCGCAGGCGGCATTCTGCATTGCCTGATATTTCTTGACCGATGACTTGGCAAGCTGCTGTCTGAGAGACAACACTTCTTTCAAATGCTCCGGCGCAGTTTTCAGCACTTCAGCAATTTCCTTTTTGCCAAGGCTCTCCATTTCCAGACCATTATCCAAAAGCCACTGTTTCATCTGTACCACGGAGTTGGGGTTCTCCAGTTCCGTGATTTGCTTCATGGCATCAGTCAATGCTTCCTTGGAGCGTTCATCCATTGCGATTGCCTGCGATACCAGCTCCATATCCAAAGCAATCCTACGGTCATTGATTTCCTGGTCGATATGGTATTCCTCCCAGACAAAATCCGGCACAGGGAATTTCTCCAGTTTCTTCTGTATCTGCATTTCTGTTTCAACATCACGGATGTTGTATGCCTTAAATCGGCTCCACTTGTCCGGGTCGTGGGAACAGAGATTACGGGTGCGACCGCCATTGGACTTGGTAGCCTTACACGGTACACAGAAATATCGGATGAGGTCTTTTCCCTCCGACAGTTTTTGCTTTTCCAGACCAAGTACAGAACCGACGCCCTCAAGGGACAACGGCAGACCAAGATATGCCGACCAAATCATTGAACATTTCCACGCTTCGGAATTCAGATACCCGGCGCACTCCTGGGAAAGAGGATGGTTGTCGGTATATGGGTCAAGGCTGATACCAAGATCAGACAGATAGCGGGACAGACACACTCTCTCGAAAGCAGCGTTAAATGCCCACTTCGTAACAGAATCATCGGTAAGCGCATCCAGCACTTCCGGTGGGATACATTCTCCGGCAGCAAGGTCAATTACAGAAACCTCACCGCCATCTATGCTGTAGCCAAACAGCAGTATCTCAAAATCCGCCGCTTCGGCATACTTGTACACACCGCACTTGGAGAGATCAACACTGCTGAATGTTTCAATATCAATTTCCAGATTTCTCATGGTGTCTCCTTTCAAAAGAGGGACAGCGCAAAACTGCGCCGTCCCCCTGGGTTACTGTGCATTCAAATCAGGCAAGGAAATCCTCATCCGCATCGATTGCAAAATCATCTGCCGCACGGCTCTTTCCACCAAGAGGCTCACCATCACGAATCTTCTGGAGATTGTTCAGACCGCAGGCAATGCCCTTGTTGCCGTTGGAATTGAAAGCATACAGGTTGATACTGGCTCTGCCGTATACACCGCTGTACACTTCGCTGCGGTCAATGATTTCCTGGCGGTCGGCATCCACAATACCGGGAGCGGATGCACTGTTGGCATTGATAAAGTAGCAGCCTGCATACTCAGGGGAATCGGGGCGTTCCTGATCTCCGTCACGCAAAGGGGTTTTCAGTACACTGAGGGGAGGTACGGTCTTGCCGTTGCCCTTCAGCTTGCCCTGGCCTTCCTGGTAGGCGGCTTCAATGGCGGCCTTAATCTTGTTGACAGTGACAGTATCGGACTTCGGGATAATGAGGCTGACGCTGTACTTCGGTGCGCCGCCGTTGATGGATTTTGCTTCCCACACATTGGCATAAGACCAACGGGTGTCAGGACCGGTAATGACTTTCATAGGGTTAGAAATCTTGTTTGACATAATAGTTGTCCTCCTTATTCTTCAATAAAATCTTGTTTTGCTGTATTCATAGCCGGACGCTTATCCGACATAGGAACCAATACGGGTTTTCCTTGAGGCTTTTCAATTAAGCCCCTGCTTTCGATAATCTCGGCAAACTTCTTTTTACCGAGGGTGGCGGTCATGGCAGTGATACCCAGGAGTTTCTCCTCGTAGGGGTTATATCCGGCGGCAAGCACAGCTTGTGCAACGGCATCTTCGCTGACATACTTTCTGTTGCTGCGTCCTTCGCAGAGCTTCCAGCCCGGCCATTCCTGACCGCAGATGGCTTTGTGCAAAGCGTACTCCTTCACATCGGATGCCCAGGCTGCCAGGGCATCAACCTTTCCGAGAATATCTGCAATCTCGGTATCATCAAGGAGCGGCGGCTCTCTGAACTCATATTTTGCAAGTTCCAGATTAGCGGCGGCGCGTTCTCTGCATTCAGCCTTTGCTTTACAGAAACGGCACCATTCACCGCAGCTGAAGTCACCTTTGCCCTCATAGGCCAGCTTTGCTTTATAGACCAGGTCATTGTGCGCCCATTCCAGAAGACTGTCTTTGTCCATAACGCAAACGCTGACATTGTTTTTTCTCGGCTGATAGATACTCATGCGGACTTCCGTGATATCGTAGATGCCGTCAAAGACCTCAAGGGCACCCAGTGCATAAAGCATCATCTGCGGATTGGCTGCTGCGCTGACTTCAACACCTTTCCCATGCTTATAGTCCACGATGTTCATCATCCCGTCTGCAATGATAATGCAGTCGGCAGTTCCGAACCCTTCCTTGACCCAGCGTGAGAAGTTGACCCTCTGTTCAATCATGACCACTGGGTCCGGGCAGGTCTGCTTTGCGGTTTCCAAAAGTTCTGTCACATAATCGGCATAACCGCAAGCGCAATCCTCCATTTCGCTGTTGTACCAGGAGAGATTCTCCGCTGGGTCTTGTGTAGGAAGTCCGAGTGCCTGTTTCAAGCGGCTCTCACACAAGGTATGTGCATCGGTTCCTTCCGCGGCATAGTCACTGCCTTTGTCTTCATACCCCTCGCACAAACGCGCGGAGGGTGGGCAGTTCAGCCATCTTTCCGATGAGGATGCAGACAGTAATGCGTGTTTTCCCATCACAACACCTCCACTTCGGCAAGCAGAGACTTGTATTCCTGCGGATTGATTTCCGACAGCTTTTCGGCCCCATGCTTGATGAGCAGTTCCTTTAGCTGGGCGGTTTTTCCACTGCGGGATTTTTCCGCAAGCACGGCACGAACCGCTGCGAGAGTCGGTGGCTTTTCCTCCTGTGGAGTGTCCGCTTTCGGTACGGGGACTGCCTTGACCTCCGTCTTCGGCAATTTCGGCTGTTCGTCCAGACCGATTGCCTGCACCAGGGTTTTCAGACTGGCGGCAAGATTCTGCAGACTCTCTGCTACATTGCACACATCATCAATCACATCGAGCATCAACTTAACACGGCTCATTTTCGATTCCTCCTTCCTTAAACTCGCAGATGGCGATTTCCTCCACTGTGTCACCGGGAACGAGGATTGTGATTTTCTGTTTTGAACCGAAGAGGAAACGCAGGAATCTCTCCCTCACACCGATGGTACGGCAAGCTACAATGCCGTCTGCCTTTGGCTTCTTTGAAACACTGATTTTCAAATTATGCTTCATTTGTCGTGACTCCTTTCCGAGGGTTCTTTGTATTACCCTCTACTTAAAAGCCACGGGAAAGGCGAAAACTTGAGGATGTCGGAAATATTTTTTTGAAATTTTTCTCGGCGGTCTCAAGACGGTGGGAAACGGCACTTGGACTGATACCCAGCTTGGCTGCGTATTCCTGTTTCGGAACCTTATTTATATGTACCTGGATAAGCAGTTCGGCTTGGTCAGCTTTCAGACGCTTACGGAGCAGGTCACACAGAGCTTCATATTCGTACTGACTTTCTCTGTGTTCCGTATCAGTGTTGTCACCGAAAAGGTCGATAGTGTTGGTAGCAGGCTCGTCCGATTCTTCATCCGACGCCTGTACAAAGCCTCTTTTTCCATCGAGGCGTCTTGGGGTTGCCGTTCCGGTGGTGTGGCGGTCATGGCGATGCCAGTTGTTATACTCCGGACGGTTGAACATCTCATCAAACTTGTCCTGGATGCGTTTTTCCATTTCGGAGTCAGTCAGTCCCTCAGTGCTGCCAAGTGAGAGGGATACCCACATCTCATCACGGTCAACCTCCAACTTTTGGAACTCGTTGTTGTAGCGGATTTTGATTTTCATAGATTGTCCTTTCCGTCTGAGCGGAAAGACAGGTCTACACAGCTACACCAGGGCACCTTGTCCGAAAAAAGAGCGCAACAAAGTAAGGCTACCCATGTGCCGCTTTCAGAGACTCCTGTAGGAGTCGTTCCGAAAGTGATATGTGTATCCCTTGCCTAATTGCGCACTCAGACAATCGATATTTATTTTTCACAGCCGTTTAAGGTCGGCTGCCTACCTTTAATAACGGTTTTCCTTTCCACTTACATCTTTCAGCGCCCTTGAATTTGCACCGATATGTGCAACGATTAGACACGCTAAACGAAAATTTGAAGTTTTGACATAAAAAATTTGCAAACGCTCGCTTAAACTTCTGGAATTTTGCAGAAATTTGTGTTATAATATAAGGTAGCTATATGGCATTTGCAGTCGAAACCTGCGGATGCAAGAAAAAAGTCCCAGAGGAGTTACCCTCTGAGACTAATCATAAGGACAGCAGTGTCAGGCTCAATAGTCACTGACACTCAATAATGTCAACAGTGTCAATAATGTCAATTTTTACGATAAAGGAGAAAACA